ATGGATATTTGGTTTTATGCTTCAGAGGATGATCTTTCCATTTTGGAGGATGCATCGCAAAAACTTATTTTGTTCGGTGGCGATGGCGGATACGGTAACTTCGGCGATATCCTTCAGTTGAAAAATTCTATTCAACTTGCGCGCCTTGCAGGACGATTTTCCATCGTGATGGTGATGGTGGCAGGAGCGATCAGCGATGCGGGTTTTCCGGCATGGGCAAAAGAGCATTATGGTGCTGACGCGGTAATTTTCTCCTCTAGTGTTCGTTTGGTTTTTAGTGACGGACCAGCATTAAAGCCCGTTAGAGCTGTACGGAATCTGGCTTGTCTCCACCTTTATGGGGGCGGTTTTCTCAATCCCTTCTGGGGCAACTATCATCTTGGCACAGCCGAAGCCTTGCTTCGCAACGCCCCACAAGCCGCCTATTTGATTTCCGGTCAACAGATTACACCTCCGTTTCACGAAAGGGTCGCGAAGCATGTCCGGCGGTTTCGTCCACACTTGCTGGGCGTCAGGGATGAGATGTCGCTGGTATCGCTGTCTGATGCAGGGGTTGATGCGATATTCTCTTTTGACGACGCAACAGAAGCTCTACAGTCATTAACTACTCAACTCCCCCTGCAACACGAAACCGGCTTGCTGCTTCATCTCAATAGCTCTGATTATACCGGCACAGATACCGACTTGCTTAACCTCAGTGGTGACTTGTCTATTCTGGAGCGGAATCATAGCTCGTTAAGTGGCGTGACATTGTTGCAAGCGTTCCGTGACTCGCGTCACGAAGTGCTCGATAGTCGTGAGACACTCAAGACGCTGGACCGGCGGTTCCCCTTCGCCGATATGCGGTTGGTAGACCTTGCCGGACTTGCCCTCAATCCTGACCGACTTCCCAAACCCATTACCGGGGAAGTTGGTTATTCATGCTCCTACCACGTAGCCCTATGGCTGCAATTGGCGGGGGTCCCATGTTGGTTGCGTCATGGTAATGGGTTCTATGATCAAAAGGCTGGGGCGTTACAAATCACGCAAGGCCTTGAAGCTTTCTTGCGGGAGCCAACCCTAGCAGACCATAGCGCCAATTTAGAGCGTCGTTCGGCTTGGCTGCAGTTGTACAAAAAGACTATTGGCGATATCGGCGACGTGGATACTTCGGTCGAGTTGCTAAATGTCGACGCCCCCACTGGGCCGGTCTCATTGCAGTTTAAGGGGCGCCCGACCCAAACGGAAATTATAGCGTCTTTGCAAGAGCAAATATCTGAGTTTCGGGAACGAAACGAGGTGCAGCATCGCAATCTTGCAAGAGAGACGCGCCTCAAAGATGAACTTTATGGCCGTGTTCAAGGTTTAACGTCTCGTATTACTGAGATCGGCAATGCCTATCGAGAGAAAGAGGTGCGTCTTGCCGCTACCGATGAGCAGATACGGATCGCACGGAATGAGGTTGAGAGATTAACGGCGTTGCAAGCGTCTATCTACTCAAGCACGTCTTGGAGGGTGACACGCCCCCTGCGGGCGATCTCACGTTATGTCCGGCATAGACATTTCGACGAAAAGGGCGAAGTTGGCCTCTTCCGATTTGCACAACTAGTGGGCCGACGCCTGCCTTTACCCAAGGCGGTCAGACGGAGCATTGGGCACGCTCTTGGGAGCTTCCGCCGCTAGGCTGGGGGCTCAATCAGGTCCGCTCGCTTACGACAGCGACGAGAGCGATGGCTGACAGGCAGTTTTGCGCCAGCCGATCGTATCTTGTCGCGATCCGCCGCCAGTTTTTCAGCCTGTAGAAGGACGTTCGATGACGTTACGCCTTCTGTAAGCCTTGGCGTTGTTGCACCACGGACAGGATTGCGCTTTGACGCCGGCAACAGCGACCGGACGCATATAGAAAAGCGCCGGACAGAACCAGCCCGACATGACGAGCTGCGAAAGGAAGGTGGCCTGACAGTCAATCGGTATTCCGAAAACCCCTGGCACAAAATGGCCCTCAAGGCCGGCCCCTTTATGAGGATCCGGACGCGCGGATTTCCATCTTGGCAGCGGCCATCAGGCCGACATGCCGGATACGTTTGTGCAAACTGCTCATGTCGTCATCAAGCCAGCGTTTGCATCGGGGCGGGCCATACGCTGGCCCTGGGCGGAGCGGTGGGCCTTTACGTGGGTGCCGTCGATGGAAAGCTCCGGCGGAATGGGGCCAGGGCCGGCCATCAGCTCGAAAAGTTGCTGCCAGATGCGCCGTCGCGCCCACCGGTGATATCGGTTGTAGATCGTGGTCGGCGGACCATATTCCGCCGGCACATCCCGTCAGCGGCAACCCGCCTTCAGGACGTGTAGAATGATTGCTGGTGACCTCATCGTCTCCTGCCACCGCGCTCCCCTTCCTTGGGGCGCGAGGCGATGCCAACGGTACAGCAGATTTGAGCCACGCGTTTGTGGTGGGGCGACGACAGAAATGCTGTCGCGCCCGTTCAGCCCCTCTTCCACGATCCGAGGCTTGCCCCCTTGACGCGCAGTGGCGTCGGCGACCACCATTCGTCATGATCTCTAACTCGGTCATAAGCACGCGCCCAGGCAGCCTCCATGGCTATGCTTGGGTGTCCGGTCCAAATGGGGCTAGTTCAGCGCCCTTTCGGCGCAACAGAGCAGCCAAGCCTCCAATCGCCTTGGAGTGAAACTTCACTGGGGGTCAAACGATCTGAGTCTATGTGGAGCGTACGACGTCGTCTGCGGGGCTCGCCCCTCCACGAGATTTAAAGGAACTACGCTGGATTGGCGACCTAACAGCCCCCTCTACCCACTCACGGCATACCTTCTTTAGCTTGCCGCCATAGAAAGAGCCAAGGACAGGAACAGACAACCCAAGCAACAAATACACCGGCCAAAGAACATTTGCATTATAAAAAGCGCTTAATTTTACATCTCTAAAAGTCGAAACTCCGAAATACACCAAAATCAAATTGAAAAAAACTACAGGCATTAAATGATGTGTCATCACATCCTTACTTTTCTTACCCACAAAAACCACAACCTGCGAACATGATAGTCTACTTGCGAACCAAAATACAGCCGGAAATATAGCAATAGACTGAATCACTTGTGGCGCGATATTCCCACGGCGAACCAACCAAGAAATTATCATACCACCGTCGGTATATGTGGTGCCAAGCCACGTATAAATCAGCAATGACGTCGCAGCAACAACTCCATTTTCGAGAAAATTCACCGCACGTTCAGAAGAAAGCAACGCCGCGCCCAGCAGCATATACCCAAACGCGATAGCAATCTGGCCAACCAGCCGAACGACCCAAAAAGGGGCCGGGTCGCTGGATCCCAAAAGCCATCCTCCGCATACAGCCATCAACCCGGCAATTATTATCCCCCCGCCTCCAAATCGCCTCCAAGCCATAGAAGCCAGAATCAATGCAACACCAAATGGGATTAGAAACCACATTCCCAGCAATGGCCATATCGCATGAGAATTAGATTTCAATAATTGAACTGAAATTAACTCAATTACACTAAAGTCTTTCATTAAATTATTTTTTACATCGCTAGGCATCAACGAAATTGCGACCCAATACACGGCAGTCCACAATATCATATACCCATAAATACGCAACGAAACATATTTCAACGTTGCCTTTAGTGGCCGCACCACAAGAATTGACGCTCCGCCGAGGAGATACATAGTTTGAACACGCCAAGTATGCCCGCCGGTAAACCAAAAAAGTGAGGGAAACACGTGGGCTACCACAATTCCTACAGCGCAAATTGCACGGATAGCGTGCAACGTTTCCCGACTTGCAGTCATATCGAACTGGCTGCTCCTCTAGTAGACAGAATATGACGTCATTAGGGCACAGACATAGTCAAGGCAAGGCGATTGCGATGAGATTACAGCGACAGCCATGCATGTAACACATACCAACCGGTACCCGCTGAGCACCGGGGCCACACAGGCGGAGTTGGCGCCACTTACGCCCTCCGCTCACGCCAGAGATGAGATCCGCGGCTGACAAAAGGATGATTCAAGTCGCAAAATCGTCGTACTTAGCTCCCAGCCTCGGCTTCGAGAGTGACATCAACCCCAAACTGAAAGCCCCGCGGGTTCCTAGATTGCCACTTCCACGAGCTTTGGCACATGTCGTTGATACCAAGCTCAGCGCGCCAGTTCAGTGCTGTGATGGCGCGGGTGGGATCAGCCACCGAAGCCGCCACATCACCAGGACGGCGTGGGACAATATGGTATGGCAACGTCTTGCAGCAAGCACGCTCATAGGCTTGCAATATCTCACGCACGGTGGCGCCGTAACCGGTTCCTATATTGAACACATCAGAGCCCGGCGCGCATGTGCTAGCGTAGTTGAGAGCCGCCACATGCGCCCGCGCCAGATCAACCACATGAATGTAATCACGTAGGCCGGTGCCGTCACGAGTGTCGTAATCCCCCCCGAAGATCGCAAGCCTATCACGCAGCCCCACCGCCACTTGGGCGATGAACGGCATTAGGTTGTTAGGGGGGCCCTGGGGATCTTCGCCGATGTCGCCGCTGTCATGGGCTCCAACAGGGTTGAAATAACGCAGCATTACCGCCCTAGCGCCAGGCGTTGCTCTAGCCCAGTCACGCAGGACATCTTCAGCAATGAGTTTGGTGCGCCCGTAGACGCTGGCAGGGCGGGTTGGGTGTTGCTCATCAATTGGCAAATAGTCCGGGTCCCCATACACCGTGGCAGAGGATGAGAAGATGATTGCCGGGGGGCGCATGCCAGTCATAGCGCGCAGCAAGTTTAGCGTGCCGCCAACATTCACATCGTAGTATTCAAGTGGCAACGTCTCGCCTTCGCCGACGGCTTTGAGACCCGCGAAGTGGATCACTGCGTCGGGCTGAAAGGCGCGGAAGATCGCCGTCACCGCGCATGCATCTCTGATATCAGCCCGTTCAACGCGAAAATGTTGACTGGACAACCGCGCTACCCGCTTCAGAGACTCAGGCGAACTATTGACGAAGTTATCAACGACGCACACCTCATAACCCGCTATCAGCAGCTCGATGAGCGTATGGCTGCCGATATAGCCTGCTCCACCGGTTACGATAACCCTCGTATTGCTCATAGGCTAAGCCCCCCCCTGCAGCGAGCACTGACGGTGCGCCGCGCGGTTGGCACCTTATGGAAAAGGCACGGCTAAGCCAATGCATCCTGTGCAGCGTACAATGAGGCCTCCAATGCTCGTCATGACTTGTATGAAGTGCTTGGGCCTGCGTCATTATTCCTCTATTCCACAACATACCGCCCCCCTCACGGCATCCGGACATCCTTCCCGCTCTGCCGCACGATCCATGAAATGTTCGTTCCGATCTCGCGCAGGGACGCTTTCATGTCGCCGACGTCGCGGCTGAGCAGTTCCAGCTTCGCGTCGGCCTTCTCCCGCACCTCGCGCATCTCCGCCCGGATCATGGCGTCAGTCGCCTTGAGCTCATCGATCTGACGCGCCTGAGCGGCGGTCTGGCTCTGCATGCTTGACCAGCTGAACGCCATACCGGCGGCGACGACCGCCGCCGTCAGGAGGAAATTCATGTTGATCTCGGGCTTGAACCACGACGGCTTTTCCACATCGCCCTCCATCATCCGCACCATGCTTTCCGGCGGGCATTGCTGCCCTTCACATCCGCGATAGTGCCAGCCGTGTCATGCTGGCTCCATGTGATTGGCCGCCACTGGGCACAGGTCGCCTCAGTCCCGGCGCCAGCCGTCGTTCTGGCGCAGGCACTCAGGATCGGCAGCGCAGCGGCGAGCGTCAGCATCAGCGCGGTTCGCTTCATCGGTCAGCCCCCGTTCTGTCTGGATCTGATCGGCCACCACGGACGCCTTGCCGCGATCATAGGCCATGTCGTTGATGCGCCAGACGACCAGCGCCAGCGCCGCCACGACGCCAAGCGCCGCGACGATGCGCCAGTTCCCCGCCAGCCAGGTCATGCCGCCGCCGGCAGGCCAAGAGCCTGCGCCGCCTCCGCAGCCCTGCGCTTGCGCAGCGTCCGCCAGATAACGCCGCCGATGGCGACGGCCGCCCCGGCCACAACCAGCGCAGCGACAAGGCCGCTGATCCACTGCGATCCGCCGGCGAGCGGGGCCAGAGCATCCCGCGCACCCTCGATGGCGACGCCAACCGCGCCAAGGGCGGAGCCGCTGCCGATGGCCGCGTCAGCCGCGCCGCTGGATGGCAGGGGCTTTGCATCCTCGACATTGGCCTTGGCCGATCCATCCGGATCAACGGGGATGGCGGGACCGACAGAACCGCGCGCCCACGCCTGCCCGGTTGCCAGCACGCCATTGACGCGGTTGGTCCAGCCCTTGCCGAACGTGCCCCACGTTTTCAGGGCGCGGAGGAAGGACATGCGCCGGTTGCAGATGTCCGCGATCAGCCTGTCGTGGTCCTGAACGGCGTTGACGGCCGCCAGCGTCACAGCGCCGATAATGCCGTCATCACGGACCCCGACCGCGCGCTGCAACCATTTGGATGACTGCGCAACGCCGCTGTTCACCGCCCCATCGAACACCACGTAATCGACGCCCGGCGGCAGGTCATCGCCCTTGATCCGGTCCCAGTATTGCTGGCGGTAGATGATCTGCAGTTCGTCTTCGGTGATGTAGCGGACGGATCGCGGCGACTGGCCACGGCGTTTGCGATCGGCGTCATACACACGCTGGGTGACGCCCTTCATGGTCGCGCCGCCTGGGTCGGCCGGATGGTTCGCGTAGCCGCCTTCATGCCGCAGGACGGCGGTCAGCGACCGCTGGTAATTGGCTTCCGTCATGGTTCACCCATAAAAAATCCCGCCGGGGGCGGGTTCCGTTTGGTCAGATTGTGAGGATGCTTACGCGTAAGCGCGGAAACTTATCCCGTCGAGGTAGACAGTTGCCGTCGTCCCTCCGGGATAAATCGAGACACTGCCGTCCGCCCACACCCTCGCGCGTGACACTCCCGTTGGTCCAACGCGGATGGCGAACTCGCAATCCCTTCCCGGTCTGGCCCCGACAGGGAGCTGGAATACATTACCGTCCGAGGTCCGAGATACAGCCCCCTGCAGATGTACGACCCCAGAATCGTCGAGGAACCACCCGGCGCCACCGACATCAGTTGCCCCCGATGCCATCGTCGGAATGCTTCGAGGAAAGAAAAACCTGTTTGCCCCATAAATAAATGCGTTATTCGAGCACGAAACATTTTCGTTGTTTGTATTAACTGGCGTTACCGTTACTTGGCTCGCGAACACGTTATTCCGGATAGACCCGCCCTTGATGTTCACCCATTCCTGCGCGCCATCGTTGTAGCCAAGCCAGTTTCCCTCAAATAGCAGAGCCGCGCAGGCTCCACCAAAGAACACCGGATTTACGTCATATCCTTCAATATAGCATCCGGTGATGGTCAGATTGTCTATCGCTTCTGTGTGAATAGCGCTCGATCCGCCGACCTCAAAATCACAGTCTCTGATTGTTACATTATGGTTAGCCGACGATAGCCGTATGGATGCCGCATCAAGTGTATCATAAATTCCAGAACTAATCATGTGCAATTGCATGGAAGAAGTCGTTGAAATAATCGCATATTGCTTTGCGTACCTGAATACGCAATTATTAATTTCTAGATTATATGAATTTGATATGTTCACAATCTGATTAAATGATTGGACCATGACGCCTGATATTAGCATACTATTGACGCCATTGACCCGCAGAAAGCTGACCGTCGCATCATTGTACCTGCCGATGGCGGTTAAATTTCGAACTGCGATCCGGTATCCCCAAACGGACGGGTCATTGTCCGCAGTCACCATGAATCCGGTGAGCCCCGGAAGTGCGATCAGTTGAGCGTCATTTCCCTCTATGATCAGTTGTTTGTTGGAGAATGGCGCAATGTCGATAGGCGTCTCAATCCCATATCGCGCGCGCGGCGACAAATCGAGCCGCATACCAATATCAGGCATCTCCCGACAATACGCGATGGCGACGTTAATCGCCGGGCCATCGTCCGTGACGCCATCTCCCTTCGCCCCGAACATTTCCGGGGTAACCGATGGCGATGCGAGCTCCCACCACGCCCCATCCGCGGTCTGGAGCTTCCCCGAATGCGACGGCTCGCTGGTTACACGCCTGTATTCGGCAGCCCCCCCATCGCCAGACCCAGAATACCCGTCAGTCTGGATCATGGACACAGCTACTGGAACCGCCCGGCTCGAAGCCGCCACCAGAGTGCCAACATTGTAAGAAAACTCGGTCAGAGCACGGGCTGCCGCCGTCCCAAGGTCCGCAGCGTTCGCCTTCAGGTCAAGAGCCTCGGAAATCGCGCCGCTGGCAACCATCTGGGCTTCAGATTTGTTGGTAACGCTTCCAAGGCCGACAAAATCCTTGTCAATGGTCTCCCAAGTAGTGGCGTAATCCGTCGTAGCTGACTTAACAAGCGCCTGCCCTGGTGCGCCGCCTGATGCAACGCCAGCTCCGGAGTCTCCCTTGTCACCTTTGCCGAATGGTACGCCTGTCGACCATCCGGTAGGACGCAGCCGGAAATACAATAATCCCTGGTCGTCAGCGAGATACGCAAACCCGGGATCGCGATCATCATAGTTGCCACGATCTGCAAATGGCCCGGTTTCGTCGGGCTGGAAATTATCTCCAGTAGCCCCCTTCTCACCCCTCAGCGTCTGACCGACCGACCAATCGCCAGATTCATCCGACATCTTGCCGTACAATCTGAACGGGTCGTCCTGATCACCGGTCAGCTCCAGGAACGTGAACCCCGTCGGCTCGCCGTCAAACAGATCACGTTTGGCAATCGGTCCGCCAGCGTTGAACGGGAACGGAAATTTCCCATTGCGCCAGGCATTGGCCTCGACGATCGCCTTGTGCAACGCCACCGTCGACGACCAGTCCGGAGCCGTTGGCATCAGCACCCATGCGGCGCTGTCGATCACATCCGGCCCGGGCCAGCCATAGGCCAGCGTCAGTTCGGACGTAGAGACGACAGCGGCGACCGGGACCGACAGGCCTCCGGCGTTAAAGGTGTCGCCGGCGAACCCGACGAACTGCGTCAGATGGCCGAGCACCGCCGTTGACCCGGCCGTGACCGAGACCGTGTTTTCATCAGGCATCAATGTCTCCGGATGTTAGGCCTGCCGCGGCAAGACCTTGGGATGCTGCGCTTTCACGCGCTCGCAATGCTCCAGCCATTCGGCGGTTTTGGGCGGAAGCGAAAAGCCCTGCTCACGCAGGGCCCGGGCCATATCCGCAATGGCGTCCAGCTGGTCGCCAATCGGCATGTACGCCGCCTGGCGCAGGCGGCGCGGGTCGCCGGCAATACGCACGGCCTTCAAGGCGTAACCTCCATCTCAAATGCTCCATCTGTGTGGGGAATGCTGGCGACATGCACCCGGTATCGACCGGGATAATCGCATTGCAGCAGCAGCGCCGGCGCATCAGCCTCAATCACGGTAGAGGCCCCCGCCGGGTCGGTGACGGTGATGACGCATGGGACCGGAAGCCCGCTCAGGGTCTGGCCATCCAGACGGGCTGGACACGCCGAACGGACGCGCCGGCGCGGCGACGCGCCGGAGAGGTCGACGTAATGCAGATCCCGATCCGCCGACTGGCGCAGATAGCTCCAGCCACAATCCGCCTCCATCCGGGCGACGGCCGCCACGGACATGGCTCCCGTTTCAAGGATGCGACCTGTTTCAGGGCAATACCGCGCGAACGGCGTCAGCCGGTCCCAGTCGTTGTGCCGCCCGGTATGGCTGCGATCTCCAGCCGCGAACGCGGCCAGCCGACACTGCTTTGGCGATGTCATTTGGACGCCTCCATGACAACGATGTTGACGCCGCCGCCGTAACTGTCTTCAGCCTGATAGGTGACGTATCCAGCGCCCGGCGCATCGCGGACGATCAGCGTGGTTTGCAGGGTGTAGTACCCAAGATTTCCGCTGGAGCCCGCTGCGAAATAGTTGTTCTGCAGACTGTCGATCTGGACGCCGTTTCGGCGCACGACGAGCGCTCCCGGGGTGATGGCCCGAGGCGTTCCCGGCGTCCCGCGATAATACGCCTGGATGATCACGGCGCCGGTGCCGCGCAGGCTGATCCCCACCGAAGCAGACGTGTCGCCGCTTGACGATACAACCTGCGTGATCGCGCCGTTGCGAATGTGGATGTTGTCGACCGTCAGATTGCCGATCTGCGCCGACGCGGTGATGATGTTGTTCGCCGCCAGCTTGCTGCCGTAGATCGAACCATCGACAACCAGATTGCCGCGAATGCCGAGGTTGAACGACACTGTTCCGTCCAGGCGCTTCATGCCCGTAAGGACGTAACCGCCTGTCTGGCCGTCAATCTCGGCGACAACGCCGTACTGAACGGAAATACCGTCGATCGACGTCCCGTAGGTTGTCAACGTCGCCGCGTGGCCGCCGACCGTTGTTTGCAGGTTGCTGATCTGTGTCGCCTGCGCGCCCTGCTCACCGGCGATGGCGGTGATCTGGCTGGTGGCGGACGCTTCATTGTCATCGACCTTGGCGTCGAGCGTGGCGATCAGATCGGCGAGTGCAGAGTCCTCAGTCGCCCGTGCCGTCGCCTCGGTCGTGATCGCCGCCTGCACATCGCCCAGTTGCGCCAGAAACGTCGTGATCTGCTGGGCCAGCGCCTCGTCGTCGTCGGCCCGGGTGATCATTTCCTGATTGATCGCCGCGATGGTTTTGCCCACGCGCGCCGCCAGCGACACCCGCAGCTCATCTTCGGCGACATTCGCCGCCATGGCGTCCGCCGCCAGCTGCTCCACACGGTCATTCAGATCCATGAGCGCACGGCGGATCGTGTCTTCGCCCGTATCGCTGATCGACTTGATGTCCTTTCGCAGTTGCTCCTGCAAATTGGCCATCTCGATCAGGATGGAGGCGATCTCGCTGGAAATGATCGGCTTGAACGTGCGGAACGACGAGAACACCCGCGGGCCAACAACGCCGGTGGCGCTGATGGCGTAGGCGCGAATGTAAACGTCCTGATCCTCGACATGGCGGATCGGGAATGAGCCGGACACCGCCGGTCCGTCGGACACCAGATCGGCCGTGGCCCAGTCGTCATACGACACCTCGACCACATAGCGCGCCGCCGACCGTGCCTCGCCAACCGACCACTCCATATTGAGCGCGGTCGAGGTCTGGAACGCATAGGCCCGCACCCAGGGAACAACCGGCACCGTGGGACCAAGGATATCCTCGACGCCCGGAACCGGCGGCTGCGGCGGCGGGACCTCGCCCAGCGCCGTCCACACCTGCGGATTGTCAGCGATGGCCTCGACATTGACGCGGAAACGGCTCTGCGGCTCGACGGACCTGATCAGATATGGCTCCGCGATCTCGACCAGCGGGCCAATCAGCACCGAGGTCATTTCGTCGCCGTCCGCCTGCCACAGATCGCCCCACGCCACCGGCGGTTCGTAAAATGCGCCGACGCTCGCCACGTCGTCGGCATTGGCGACGATGATGTTGGGCGCCGGCCCCTGCGTCACCCGCACCGGGCCAAACTCGCGGCTGACGCGATCACGTACATACATGTAGCTGTCGGCCACCACCTCGACGTCAGTGTCGAGGGTCAGCACATACCCTGCCCTGTCCATGACGCCGGCGGCGCGCGCGCCGTCGCCCATGAACCATGCGTCGACCAGCGCCGGATCGCCCCGGCGCATCAGCCGGCCTTCCAGCTCCGTGGTGAATGAGCGCCGCTCCCGCCGGTAATAGGCGCTGGCGGCCAGCCAGGTCGCCAGCATCTGGGCGTGCTCATAACTGGAGACGCCGGCCATCTGATAGCGGCGCGGCGTGATGGTCGGCGTGCCGAAGAACTTGCGCACCTCGGCGCGCCGGGCCGGGTCGGCGTTGGGGCTGTATTCGACAACCACATCGGCCGCGCCATCGGTCAGCGACAGGTCAAACTCGCTGGCCGACGTGCCGCGCACGATCTGGCGACGGGTGATGGCGTGCTTTCGGGCAAGGCGCGGCTCATCGCGCGTCAGCGACCACGCATTGCCAAGGCGCGCCGGCTGGGCGCGGATGACGCCAAGCACGGTTTCGGCCGCCTCATAAACCGAAACCGGCCCCCGGATCACGCCGTCGAAGGTATCCAGCGTGGTCAGCGTGTTGCGGTAAAACAGGATGCGGCCCAGATCCAGATCGCTGTCCGCGCAGCCCGCGCCGTAGGTCCAGCCATTGACGGTTCCGCGCATGATGTCGCTGAAGGCGTCGATCGCCTTGCGCGTCTCCTGCATGAACCACTCGCCGCCGGTCCAGACCGGCAGGCGGGCGATCGCCTCGACCTTGATGGCGTTGAAGGCGGTGACGCCGAGCGCCTTGCCGCTGCGCACCCGGATCGCCAGTTCGGTGACGTGCGGGCGCACGATGGTTTCCGGCAGCCAGGCGCGCATGCCATCCCACAAAATGGCGTTGACCACATCGGTGACGCGCGGATTGCCGGGGACGCTGTCGGCCGCCGTATTGCGGGCGCGGATCAGATAGCGGCGGCTGGCGTCGACCGATACAAAGCGGGTGAAGCGCAGCGGCTTCGTCGATTCCTGATAGCCGCCGTCCGTGTACAGAACACTCCAGCCGCTGACCGGGTTATCATCTTCGTCGCATTCGGCGATCTGGAATTCGACGCCCCACTGCATGGGGCCGGTATTGCTGCCGGTCTTGTTGGTAAACGTCGAAAACACGCCCTGCGGCAGGGAATAGTCCAGCTGGACGCGACCGGAGTTGCGCCCCACCGGCGTCAGCGGAAATGGCCCAGTCCACGGCAACACGGCGTCCGGGCGCGGCAGCTCCTGGCTGGTGACGCTCTGTGAGGAAATCACGGCCGCCGGCACAAGGTCGGAGGTTTGCCCGGGCTCGATAAACTCCACCTGCGCGCCGGCGAAGGCTGGCTGCACGCCCCCGGCCCGCGTCCACATCACCGCATCGCCGACCTTGATGGTCTCGACCGAGCAATAACCCAGCGTCAGGGTCATGCGCTGGTACAAATCCTGATCTTCGCCGACGTTGACGATATATGGCGGCTGCGACAGGTCGGGCTCGATCCACGCCCGGCCGTACAGGCGCGGGATGCGCTCGCCGGGGCGCGGCAGGTTGCCGCCGCCAGAAACGCCATAGATCTTGTCGTCGCCATCCTTGTCTTTGGTTTTGGCGGCGCGGTTGAGCAGATAGGACGCGCCAACGGCGATGCCGGCCGTGAGCCCGGCGGCGATGAGCTTGCCGGTGAAGCTCAGGGAGCCAATGGTGCTGCCGGCGACGCCCAGCGCGCCAATGGCGTAGGGCATGGCGATGGCGAGGGCGAGCATGCCCACGGCCATGCCGATCTGCTTGCCCTGCTGACGGCCGCCAGCGCCGCCGCCCAGCGGCAGCGTGGTGATGGCGACAACATCATCCGGACCAACCAGCGTATCGCGCCACGTCGCGCGCAGGCGCACGGTGTCGTCGGTCGGCAGGCAACCGCCCTCGCCGCCCCGGCGATGCACCGAGACGATCAACGGCCGCGAGCGGTCGCCGTGGCGGGCGACAATGGTCGACAGCCGCCGCCTGCGGCGGTCAAGCGTCACCGGCGGCGCGAGCGAAAGCCCGCGCACGTTCTGGCGCAGAACAAGGGTCATGGAATACCCTAAAAACTCGAATCAAAGGGAGGGGTGAATGAACGAAACAGAAAGGCAGCTGTTCACAAACGGCGTTGAACTATTCGTATTCAGGTCAGCATATGTAGGTATGCTTGTCAGACATGCCAAATCACTAGGCGCGGAAGGGAAACGCTTCCTTGATGATCTTGAGAAAACGGTAGCCAACGGTACGAAAAACATTTCTCCGGAAACCGGCAACATTCCGGACGCCGTCCTTCAGGAGGCGGTTAGAAGAACACTCACCTCCATTCATGAAGCCTTCGACAAGGCGCGAGCCAATCTCGCTGGCTGACATGACCTTTACGCCATGGCGACCGATAATCGCGGCGGAAACCTGACCGTCGATTGCGCCAACAATGCAAACCATTTTCATGTGGCGGCCCTCACAAGCAACACCGGCGCAGCCCAGCAGCGGACGCGCGGCAGGTCGAACAGGCTGTCGAAGACAACCCCATGCGGGTCATCAACATGGAGCACGCCGCCGCCATCGAACGGCAGGTAAACCCCGGCGTGCTCGATGACATCGGACGGGCCGCCTCGCCGGTGCATCAGCGCCACAGCCCATGGCAGCGGCGGCTTTGCCTCGACCCAGCCGGCGCGGGCCGGATGGCTGGCGAACATGCCGGCCTTTGTGCGCCGCCCGGCCGGGGCTTCGACCACGACCGGCAGGTCGACGCCGAACAGATCGCCGACCACCTGGCGGACCAGCGCCCAGCAATGCAGGCCATCTGCCTGCCATGGCCGGCCGATCAGCGCCGCGACATAGGCGTGATGATCCATGGCGGGTCAGCCCTGCAAAGCCGGATAATATTGCTGGTCATAGGTCGCCAGCGGGAATGCCTGCAGCTCCAGCTCACGGAACTTCAGCGCGCCTTCCGCCGCCGTGGCGGTGAGCGACACCGACGCCAGCTCCATGCCGTCGATCACCTCGCCCGGCTGCATTTCGCCAAGGATATAGGCGCGAAACGTCACTTTGATCGGCTCGCCGGCCTGCACGGCGTCTTTCAGATAGCCGCGCAGGATCCCGGAGACATTATCGACACGGACCCGCGCCTGCGTCGGCCCATCTTCCGTATCGCCAGGCAAGGTGATGCTGACGCCACAGGCCTGGAACAGCACGTCGCCAGCGCCGGGGACGGTCAGGGTCATGTCTTCGGCGACATTGGTGACGATGCGCACCGGCTGCGCGAAGGCTGGGTGGTCCATCTCCAGCGTCTGGACGATCACCTGATCCGGACGGGCGGCCGCATAGGCCTCTTCCATGGCGGCGGATATGCTCATGACGGGAACACGCAAAGGGTAAAAGACACGGTGTGGCCGCCGCCGCCATTGGGCCGCGAGGTCCAGCGGCCGCCGTCGATATAGCAACGCCGGTCGACGCAGCCGACGCCTGGCAACATCACCTGCATGCGGAAATGCCCCGTGCCCTCGCCGAGGCTATCAGTGACGAACGCGTCGAACTGCGCCACCTCCGCCCGCGACCGGAGGCGGACCATATAAGGCAGCTTGCGGACGCCGGTGTAGGACTGCCGACGCTGGCGCGGCGGGCCATCCTCAAACTCGGTGACAATCGCCTCCGGATACGGCGAATCCACGCCGCCGCTATCGGCGACCGGGCGATGTTCAAGGCCGGACGGCCAGATGGGTAGCGGCATGGTCAGCCCTTCAAATTGGCCCGCGACGCCCGGGCGGTGATCGCTTTTGACGTCATTCCTCGCCCGCTAGCGATGCGCTCAGCCAGCGCACTATCGACCATCCGGCCAATATCGATCTGGGTGTCACCGTTGGCGTTTGTCCGGCTGGCGACCGGCGCGCCTTCGTAATTGTTGATGATGACGCTGGTTCCGCCCCCGCCGGGCAGGCGCGGCGCAATGCGGCCGCCGGTCGACGGAATGAACAATTCGGGCCGGCGCTCGCCGACAATATACGGCCGGCCGGCGCTGACGGGACCGCCGCTGGCCTTGCCGGGGGCCGAAACGCCGTTGAACAGCATGCCGATCAGGCCGCCGACGCCGCCACCCTTGCCGCCCGTGCCAAAGAGGTTGCCCAGCGGGCCATTACCCAGCAGGGCCGCCTGCAAGGCTGCGCTGGCCAGGGATTTGGCGACGTTTTTGATACTGTCCGCGAGATTCCCGGATCCGTCGATCAGATCGTCGAACACGTTCATGATCTGGTCGCCGGTGAAGTGGGCGACCTCCTGCAACCCCTTCTGGGATCGCCTGGCATCCTCTATAGCCTCCCGCAACTTTTCATTGGCGGCGACCTGCTTTTCGATCGCGGCAAGCTGGCCCTGATCCGTCACCTCGCCAATGCGGGCCAGTTCGATGGCCTTGGCGCGCTCCGCGTTGGATTTGCCAATGGTATCGAACTCTGCCTGCAGGATGCGGCCGGACCTCTCCAGTTGCTCAATATACCGCGCGACCTGATCGTAGCGGGTTTCCTCATCGCTCTTGCCGCCGCCGCCAGATTTGCCTTTTTTCTCCGCTCCGGGCACGGCGTAATCAGCGTTACGGATTGGCTTTACCGCCCTGGGCTGTTCCGGCCCGAACGGCTTGTCGGATATTACCCGCGAGCCGCTGGCCAAATTACCGCGCAGATATGAAATGCGCTTTTCGGCATCCCATACGCCCAGGGTATTCCCCTGCGCCTTCAGCTTCGCCATGTCGCCTTCGAGCCTGGCCAGCTCGTTGCGCATTGCCCCCTTGTCTGATTCCGATAGGTTCGACCCCGGCATTGGCGTAAGCCCGGCGCGGCGGATGCCCTCCGGGGAGTAATCAAGCCCGGCCAATTCGCCCAGCTTGCGCCAGAACGGATTGTTGCCAACCTGATTGAGCCACGCCTGCAGCTTCGACAGGCTGTTGGCGGCGGAATCCACATAGGCAGGGATCTGGCCGATGACCTGCGCCACGCCCGCCAGATTGGTGGCGGCGTTCTGGCTGGCCCCGACTGTCTCATCCAGTTTGCCGACAAGCACGGTGAACGCGTTCGTCACCTGATTGATCGACTGATCTACCGTGCCGGCCATCTTGCTGGACTGCTGCTCAAGCGTCGGCATCCCGGCCAGGGCGGCGCGGAAGAACGCCTCGCTGGAAACCTTGCCGTCCTTCACAAGCGCCGTCAGCTTCGAGACAGACCCGCCAGCCTCTTCCATGCCGGCGGCGACCGCCTGCAGAAGCGGCCGCGCCCCGTCGATCAGGCTGTTGTATTCCTCCGCCTGAATCTTGCCGCCGCCCATGGCCTGCGACAGCTGCAGCAGCGCGCCGGACGCTTCCTGCGTACTGGACCCGGACACCTTCAACGCAAGCGACACGGCTTCCGTGAATTGCATCATCTCCGCGCTGGATGCGTTCAGCTCCTTCTGCGCCGTCGACATGCGCCCGTAGAGGGTGACCAACGGCCCCATCTCCGTGCCGTTTTTCTGCGCGATCTGGAACAGACTGCTGAACGTGCCCTCCAGCGCCTTGCCCTCAAGCCCGGTGGACTTCAGGGCGTTTTGCATCGCGGTGTACTGCTGGGCGGCGGCGGCGATGGCCCGCGCGCCCTGTGATCCGGCAATGGCGGCGCCGACGCCAAGCATCGAGCGCCCGATGCCGGACAGGCTGGAGCCGAGGCTCGCCTCCATCCGGCTCGCCCGGTTCTCGATCTTCGACAATTGGGCGTTGGCGGTCCGGTTGGCCTTTTTCATCTGGTTTTCAAACGCCTTGACGCTGGCTTCGAGCGTCACCGTCAGGCGTTCAAGATCGGTCGCAGCCATGCAGCCTCGCAATCAGCAAGCGCCCGGGCGCGTCAGGCGTCCGGCAATTGGGCCAGCGCCCAAAGCTGTTCTGTTTCGATATCGCTAAGCCCGTCCTTCGACGGGTCGGAATTGGCGGCGACATAGCCATCAACCGCTTCCGTGAACTGCCACCAGGTCATGGCGCGGAATTCACTGACGGCTATTCCGGCTGCGCAGGCTGCTCCGTAGAACGCGCCGAAGGCGAGGCGTCCGTCCGGAAGTTCGACGCCCCGTTCATCTCCTCCGGCGCGTCGCCTTTTCCCGGCAGTTCCTCCGGGGCCCCGGCGAGCGCCGCCATCATGATGACCTTCGCCAGCGCCGTGTGGGAAATCCACCAGTTCTTCTCATCAACATAGCGCCGCACAAGCCGGAGCGCCGCCAGCGGCTCCATGCCGCCGCCGATGAGGCCAAGCCGCACCGTCTCGCGCACATCCCCGACGCGCCATTCGCCGGAGATAAACCGTTGCATCAGGACAAACGGCCCCACGCCCGTTTTTTCCTGCAGTTCCTCCAGCTCACCCATGGCCAGGCGGAAACGGTGCGGCCCGTCGCCGAAATCAGTCTCGACGACACCGTTACGGTTTTCATCAGTCACCATCATCCCCTTCGACCCATGTGACAGCGCCGTCGCTCTGCATGCTCACCTGAATGGTGGCGCGCTCGCCCTGCGTCGCCCCGATCTCAAGGCTTTCAAGATGGAAGGCTCCCAGCCAGTGGCCGATCATCACGCCGGCCCGCCAGACCTCGACACGGGCATTGCCGGAGGCGTCACTGGCGAAACGCTCCTGCCAGACGGCCAGCGCCGTGATGTCGAGAACGCCCTGCCCGCCGATTTCAGCGGACTTTGAGGTGACGTCCCGCTCCGTCCACGGCGCGGCGTCTTCGTCCGTGCAATCGGGAACATTGGTGCTGCCCAGTTCCTTGGAGAGGGTCAGCGACCGCTCCGTAAAGCCGCACGGGGCGGCGAACACTTCCGGTTCCTCGTCATCGCCCAACAGGACGCGCAGCCCCGAAAAGCGCACAGTCTTCGCCTGCGCCATGATCTGACTCCTTATATATATGTGCCTGTGAAGGAGGCCGGCGCGCCGGCCGGGCTACGTCGCGTCAGCAAGCGTGCTGAAGGTGATGACCGCGCGCGTCGTCTCGCCGTCATCCGGCGGCAGATAGCGCGTGGAATTGTGCTGGATCTGGAGCCCATCGTGACCGGCGATCACCGGCTCCAGGCCATCGAGCGCCGCGACGACGGCGGCGGCGATGCGGGCTGCCGGCATACGGCCGGGACCGCGCGCCACCGCCTGCACGTCGAAGAATACTTCCGCGCCGTCGAGGCAGTCGGCGCGATCGACCAGCACCTGCCAGCCGGTGAGCCACAGATATGGCGGCTTCGTCCCCTGCGGCACGCGATCGTAAATCTGGCCACTGACAAGCGGGGCGAGCGGCGCGGCCAGCGCCTGACGCACCGCCTCCTGAATTTCCGGCGACGGATCGCTCATTTTTTCGCGCCCGCGCGCACCGCCTTGCCCATCGCCCGGCTGATGCGGGTTTTGACCCGGCGACGGACGGCGCGGTAACCGGGATAGAAGAAAGGCTCGGCCTTTGCGCCGGGGTGTTTGGCCCCGCTGAACTTCCCGCCGGCCACATGCGGGGCCGCCCCGAACTCGACCAGATGGGCGTAGCGCACCAGATCGTTTCCGGCGGTGACGGTCGCCGTCAAATCCGGATCGCCGCGATCGCTGGCGGACGCTGATTTGAGGCTGGCGTAACGCGGCAGCGCGCCGCCATACGTCGCCGTTATCGAGGCGCGCAGATCTCCGGTGCGAACCGGGGCGAGGCGCTTTTGCATCGCCACGACCTCCTCCGCCCCCTGCCGGATGGCCGGCTTCACCGCGGCGCGGACATTATCCGGCATCGCCGCCAGCTTGCGCAGCAGTTCCTTGCGCCTGCTGATTTTCGCCATGTCCCGCATCCCTTCCCGGCCGCTGCGCCGGCGTGGCCCTGCCCGCCGCGCACGCTGCCCGGGCGCACGGCGTGGTGACCAGATGAGTGGAGCCAGCCCTGTAGGCGCGCAGCCAGCGCCCGTTCAGTTCCGGCGGCCGCCAGTCAAAATCCGCGATGAACGTGACCCACGGCATCACGAATCCCCCTCGACCAGCAGGAATTCGATTTCGCGGCCGTCGATCGTCGGCGTGACCGAATGGACGCCAAAGGTGCGCCCCCGGTACGGCCCGGCGACGAACACCACGCGATGGTCAGGCCGGATGGCCATGGTTGTGCTGAACGCCAGCACGGTGAGCACGCCCTGCGCCGTGCTTTCGAGCGCGCCGGCGACGATCTGCTCCCGCCCGAACTTTGGCCGCCAGCCAGCCCAGACGGTGACCACCGCAGTCCAGGCTTCCGGGATGACATTGCCGGAACCGTCATCGGGCTGGGGCTGCCGGACCTCAAACCGGACGCGGTGCCGGTAACGCACGCCAGCCGCCTGCATCACGACACCCGAAAACGCCGGAACGGCGCAACAAGGCGATCGACCGTGACCGACATGGGAACGGCGGACGCCACGCCCAGCGCCGCCGTCTCCGTGAAGCGGTACTGGTCACCAACCATCATCAGGATGGCGGCGCGCAGCGGGGCCGGCACGTCGGCGGGATCGCCATAGCCCGCCTCATAGGTGATGGTGACGGCGTCCGGCGCACGCTCCAGCGTCGGCAGATCGGCCGTCATGCTGATGAGCAACACCGGATCGCCCGCTTCGGCGAGAACCCGATAGGCCGTTTCCGGCAGGGTCACCTGATCCCCCGCCGCCGTGCGGCAGGTAACGGAAGCGACGGACAGGACCGGCGCAAGCGCCAGCGGGACGCAGCGCCCCGCCGGCCAGAACGCGACATGTTCGCGCCACGTCTGCCGCACCAGGGCGCGGCCAAGGATGCCGGCATAGCCATCCAGATGCGCCGTCGCCGCGTCGATGGCCAGGGTGATCCGGTCATCGTGCTCATCGTGGTCGACAGCCAGATGCTGTTTGGCGGCGGCCAGGGTGACGGGCGTCACGGCCGGAGCCGTGACGCGCCAGGGCGGCAGGCGCAGCATGGCGGATCAGTCGCCTTCAGTCCCGGACCCCTCATCGGGATCAGGATCAGTCCCGGAGGCGCTGAACGCACCGGAGACGAACGCCTCCGGCCGGTAAACCGCCAGCGCAATCCGCTCCTCCGCCAGGATGGTCACGAGGTTTTTCGTGAAGTCGTCATTCTCATAACCGACCTCAACACGGCCCGCCCAGCGGTCGAACAGCTGCGCGCCCATCTGGAACGCGCCGGTGAGGAACGTGCCAACGGTGATCGCCTGCGTCGACACAACCGGCAGCCCCCACAGCGACGGCTGCGCCGTGCCCTGCGGATTGCCGATGATGTAGCGGCCAAGCTCATCCTTGGTCAGCTCGATCCCGGTCCAGTCGATCGGGTTCATGACGTGGCCCGTCGCCGGATACTCGGCCAGCGCCGCCTGCAACATGGCGAGGCGGATCATGTCGATCCGGGTGGCGTCGGCGAGCGTGATGGCCGGCGCATATGTCGACGCCTGCGGGACGATGCCCATCAGGTTCTGACCGGTTCCGTCGCCATACAGGATCTGCTGTTCCTCTTTCATGGCCAGGCCATACAGCAGGCGCTGGTCAATGATGGACTGCAGCTGCGGCACGTCAGACAGGATCTGCCGCGACGCCTTCATCCAGTGGGCCACGACCCGGGCGCCGGTCGACACCAGCCCGAGCTGGATATCGGACGACGGCTTGGCCGCCCCCTCCGCCACCATGCCGGCGTTATTCGTGAAGCCGGTCTCCTGGACATATTCGATGGTCGATCCGCTCATCTGGCCAGGGGAAATCAGGCCCCGGATGGTCATCCGGCGCTGCGGCAGCGGCTGAATTCCAGGCAGGCGCGTCGGCGCGACCGCTGCGCCAATCGAACCGGGCGCGTCCGTCGTGGCCGACGTGAGCGTCGCCTTGATCTGGATATCCGCGCCGCCATGGGACTTGGCGAAGCTGGCGTCGGAGAACGCCTTGAAGCTTTCGCCGCTCACCAGCTGTTCGCCGATCGACCGCGGCGGATCGCCAGCGCCGGGCTGCGCGCCCTTCGCCACGATCTGCTCAAGATCGGCGAGCTGTTTGGCAAGGCCGTTCATTTTGGTCAGCGCCTCATCCGCCGTCGCCTTGGCGGCGGTGGACAGTTTTTCACCGCCGGCGACCTTGCCAAGCGCGTCTTCGGCGATGGCCTTCACGGCGTCGAAAGCCTTCTGATGGTCAGCCTTGATTTCGGCGGCCAGCTCAGCCGCCGTTTTGGTCTCGGTGCTCATGGGGAAACTCCGGGGAATTGGGGGATTGTCAGCTGCGCATGGCCTGCAGGAAGGCCAGCGCGTCATCCGCCTTTGCCTCGGGCTCCCCCCGAAGGTGCGGCGTCGCCTTGACGGCGATGGCCGCCGCAAGGCTTTTCGAGAACCCTGCCTCCCGCAGGAAGCCCTCAAATTCGCGGACGGTCGGCATGCGGCCGCCGTCGAGAATGGATTTGACGCTGGTCACCTTCGCCCGCGTGTTCATGGGCATGGTGACCAGGGAAATTTCGCGCTGGTCGACCTTTTTCAGCCGCCTGACGCCGGGGCGGCGCTCATCCATGGCCGCGCCGCCAGCCGGAATGACAAAGCCGATCGACAGGCCGCCAAGCGCCTTCGCCTTCAGCAGCCGGTGGGCGCGGCGGGCGAGCGGGTCATCCTCGACCAGCAACTGGCCGCGCACGAACAGGCCGCGCGCATCCTCGGCGATATCCTCCCAAACGCCGATCGGCTCGCGCTGGTCGTGCTGCCAGAGCATGGGGATGGCGCGGCCGGAGGCGCGCGCCTTCACCACGGATTCGACGAACGCGCCGGGCTCGACGACATCGCCGCCCTGGTCGACATCACCGAAGGTCGAGGCGTAACCCTCAAAAACGCCCGCCTCGCCGGCGGCCTTGACCTCCAGCGCAAAGCAATGGGTTGTCAGCATGGTCATTCCTCCAGCGGCGGCCCGCCGTCGTGGCCAATGCCGTTTGCCTGTGTGATCGGGATGTTCTGCGCCTGCATGCGGGGCACGTCGCCGCCGGCGACCGGCGGCAGGTTCTCCAGCGCCCGCACCTCATTGATGGTCATGACCCCGCATTGCAGCAGGGTCTGGTAGAATGTGGCCCGCGCCGCGCTGTCGCCGCGCAGCAGCCCTTCCAGATTGAATTCGATGACGATGCCGGCGGCGCGATCGGCCGGCGACAACAACTGCCGCGCCAGCGCCTGCTCGATGCGTTTCAGCCGGCGGCGCAGGGTGAACTTCTGGAAGCCCAGCGCCTGCTGTTCGATGCCGGTGCCCCAACTGGTCGACTTTTCGGTATGGCCGATCATGGACGGCGGCACGCCGAAGATGCGGGCGATTTCCTCCACCGAGAACGACCGCGACTCCAGCATCTGGGCGTCTTCGGGATCGATGGTCAGCTGTTCCCATTTCGTGCCGCCCTCCAGGATCATCGGGCGGCCGGCGTTCATGGCGCCGGTGAACTTGTCGAGCAGCAGCTTTTCGATCTCGACGCGCTGCTCCGCCGTCAGGAACTTTTCGAAGGTGATGACGCCGGAGGGGCGCAGGCCGTTCTGGAAGGTCTTGTGGGCGGCGGCGTTGACGGATGAGGCCAGCGCGAACGCCTTGCGGGCGTGCGACAGGGTGGAGATGCCGCCGCGCGCATCGCCGCCGAAACCACGGATATGCAGCACATCGCGGCTGGAGCCGACGCGAACCACGCCGTCCTCATCACGCCAGCTGTATTCCAGCCGCCGGCCCGGCTGCCGACGCACCGACATGGCGTCAGGATGGATCGGGTAAAGGCCGACGACACGATCGCCGATGCGCAGTTTTTCCGCATAGGCGTTGCCGCGCAGTTCCAGCGCCAGACAGGCCTGCTCCCAGAAATCCAGCGCCGTCTGCTCATCATTGGGGCTGTCATGCAGGATGGCGTACAGCGGATGGTCGCTGGCGACGTCGCGGCCGCCATCCTTCCGGTCGCGGTAAACCACCAGCGGCAGGGAGGCGATCGTGCCGGCCAGCAGGTTGAGACAGGCCCAGGCGGCGGACAGCGACAGCACCGACGTATCGGTCACCATGTCCGGCAGGTCGACGCCGCCACGCCATGCGTCCGCATCGGTGAGCGACAGCGGGCGCGGCGCAAACCAGCCGGCCATTTTGCGAAAGAGGTTCACGCAGCCCCCCTCAGCCCGGCGATGTAGTCGTCAATGCCAGTGTCATTGGCGGGCTCCGGGTTACGGCTCATCAGGTCGAAGGCGTTCAGCAGGGCGATCAGCGGGTCGATTTTCGCCGCGCCGGAAACCTGCTTGGTGATCAGCGTGGCGGAGCCGCGCAATTCGGTGCGGGCGTTGCTGACCGCCCAGGCCATCAGCGGCTGGCCGCAATGCTTCAGCGTGCCGTCTTTCAGCTTTCGCGCCGCGCCCTTGATGACGCCGGAAAGGCGATAGCCCTGCGGCACGGCGGCGATGCATTCGCCGGGAATTTCACGGGCGGCCAGCGCATCAAGGATCGCCGCGATGCCGACCGCGTCGACGCCGATCCCGGCCCGCTCCGGCAGGAGGCCGGCCTTGTGAAGGCGCAGCACGATGTCGGCGACCTCGGCGACGTCGTCGTTTTCGGCGGTCCCGTCCGGATCCTCGCCGGCGGCCGGCACCTTTTCGGCGATGTCGACAAACACGAAATCGCCGTTGCGCTCGAAATCGCGCAGCTGCGACACGATCCCCTCGCGCAGCCTGACGATGCCCCGGTCGGCCCACGCCCTGCCCCATGCAAGCCAGCGGCGGGTGCCCTTTTCGCGGCCGATGACGACAAGGCCCAGCAGGTCGTCGAGGCCGCCGCCGTCAATGCCGACCGTCACCACGTCGCAGCGGCGCATCAGGCCATCGAGCGTCAGCCCCGGAACCGCCGCGCGCTGCCAGTAATCGACGCCCTCCCAGCGGTTGTTGTGGAGGGCCATGCCGATCTGGATATTGAGGTGCTGCGACGCCCACAGGCGTTCAGCCTCATCGCCCTTGCCCTTCGCGGCGGCGTAATCCTGCCGCAGCACCACCATGGACACCGACTTGCCGAGGTTCGGGGTGACCAGCGGCCAGTTGGCCTCATCCCGCCAGGGCGCATCCTCCGCGACCTGCATGGCCTTGGGGAACTCATACAGAACCGGCAGAACCTCATCGCTGTCGACCGCTCCGTCGCGGATCGCCCGGGCGGCGTCCAGCTCCGCCTTGAAGGCCCCGGCCGGCGGCAGGTCAGACTGCGTCGTGATAATGACGCCGAAACTCTCCGTGATCGCCGAGCGTGCGCCGCGCAGCTGGGCCAGCACGCGATCGGTGTACGGCGCCCGGCCCAGCAGGTGCATTTCGTCCAGCAGCCAGCCAGAGAACTTGCCGCCGGTGGCGACCTTGGTGTCGAAGGTCGTGACCTTCAGGCGGGCGCCGGTGATCCGGTGCACCACGTCCTTTTTGTGCTCGCGCACATGCAGGAGCTTCGACAGTTCCGGGTCGATCGCCACCATGCCGGCGACCGCCTGGAAGGCGATGTCGGCGATTTCCTGCGTTGGCCCGAACAGGCCGAACAGCGCGCTGGGCCGCTGGTTGAGCAACAGCGCCGTGAGCATCAGGGCCGCGCCGTTCGTCGTCTTCGAGTTTTTCTTCGGCACCAGCACGAAGACGCCGCGCACGCGGCGAACGCCGGTGTCCGGATCGAGCGAACCGAAGATGGCGCGGACAATGTCGCGGAACCAGTCGCCGGCCGCATCGCGCAGCATCGGCAGGCCCGGCACGTCCGGCAGGCGCAGCATGTCGAAGATCGCCGCAGCGCGCGCGGCCGCCGCCACGTCCAGCGGCAGTGCGGGCACGAGGGAGCGCCCGGAGCGGAGCCTGTCGACCCAGTCCGGTTGCGCGAACGACCAGCCAGCCATCAGTTCGGCAGCGGGGTTCCGCCGGCGAGCAGACCGGCCCACCTGCTTTTCTCGATCACGCCGCGCGCGTCCTGATCAGCCTGCGCTTTCTTGCCAAGCGGTTCGGCGCGCTCCGCCTCCGGCGCGGCGGCGGCTGTCGCGCCCTGGCCGAGATTGCGGCTCAGTTCGCCAAGGTCGGCGCGGTCCATCATCTCGATCGCCAGCTTCTGGGCGGCCACGCTGCCCTTGAGCGCCGCGCGGAACAGGGCGTCGATCACCTCGGCCCGCTTGCGAGCGCCGCCAGTCGCCAGCTCATCGCGGAAGTGGCGGCGCAGCGTCGGGGCCGTGATGTCGAGGGCGCGGGCGATGTCGCCCACCGGCATGCCGGCGGCGACAAGGGCGGCGACGCGTTCGCGGTCGCGGGTCAGGGGCTGGTAGCGCTTGCGGCCGCCGGCGCCGGGGCGTTTGAGTGTGGGGGCACGGGGCGTCCCGGCAGGAGCCTGATCCCCGGCGGCCGCAAACAGGTTATCCGCGCCCATCCGGTCGCGCAATTCGTCGGCGCAATGCTTGCGCAGCGTCGGCACGCTGATGTCCAGCGCGGCGGCGATCGCCTCATGCACGTCACCGGCGGCGGCCATCTGGCGAACGAGCGCCCGCTGGTCGTCAGTCGGCGACCACGCCGCCCGGCCGGGGCCTGGCTGTTTGTTTTCTTTCGGCATACCGGAAAAACCCTGGCCACGAAAAAAAACTGCAGATGAGTTGGGGGCCGGTGCGGGGGAGCGGGCCGGTTCTGGACTTTCGACCGCCCCCCCTGCCTCTGGCCGCCTGGTCAGACGGGCCGCGCCAGCCGGCGGTCGCGGGCGACGGCGGTTTTGCGGTTGTGGCAGCCGAGGCAGAGCAGGCGGACGTTGAGCGGATCGAAGTCCGCGCCGCCGTCCTTCCGCTCCACCACGTGGTCGCCGATCAGGCTGCGCGGCGACGATGCGCAATCCATGCCGCAGCCTTCGCAGCGGTAGCCGCGCTGGCGCTTGATCTCACGGACGAAGGTCCGCCAGTTGGGCGAGGTGTAGAACGGATCGGGGACCTTGGCCGGCGGGCGAACGCGGGATGCGACGGTGCTGATGCGGGGCGGAAGCGCCCGGATACGCGCCATGATGACCACCGGAAACGACAACGCCCGGCGGCTGGTTATCAGCCCCGGGCGCAAATCTCACTGGTGACAGAAACATGCCTTCCGACGGCGCCGTTGTCAACCGCCTCAGCGCGGCCCCCGCTTTCCAAAGAGCGGCGTCAATTCATCCCACAGGGCATCTTCCAATGCCTGCAACACGTCATCTTCAGCATCAGGGTAAGCGGCTGCATGGATCTGCACCAAACCCTCAAGATCATAAGCCCATGTGCTCATATGCATCGCGTATGTCGCCTTCGGCCCGCCGATGATATGCTGCTTGATACGACCCAACAAATTACTCGATCTACCAACATACAGAGCTTTATTATCGCCAAATGCATTAAGTTTTGAATAAGCGATATCTGGCTTTTTATTTTTTAGAAAATCGTCTCTTACCGCCTGATATGATCCGCTCTTTAGGGTCATCCAGTAGAACCCCCGCGTTACCTCAGAAATTCCCTGCCTCAGCTTATAATCGAATTCCCCATCATGGGATTCGCCAATGCCAATTGGGAAATCCCGCCTCTCGTAGCGGGTTCCCCTAATGGCGCCCAAAGCCCGGGATTTTTCTGCGAATGAGCGTGAAGCATTCTTCGCGATCTCTTCGAGCGTATTTTCCCCAAATTCGAGCATACTTCCCCCCAAACTGGCACTTTCAGGTTACCCACTGCGCCCGCGCGCGCCCCAAACGTCAAGAGCCAAAAACTCCAAAGCCTCGCGAACGCGGAGCATCAGATAGTCACGCTTTATCCGCTCCGCATCCGTCCCCGGCCACCGCGCCGCCAGATCGGAAATCGTTTCGCCCTGCCCGGCCACCGCCTGCAGCACCCGGTATCCGATCATGCCCAGATCGCGCGAGAGGCGGCGCAAATCGTTGAGCGCCATGGCCACATCGTCGGTGAAGGCGTCGCCGGGCGCGCCGCCATCCACCCTGATGCGCGCCGGGTCGATGCCGCCGCCGCCGCCAATCATCGCCCGTTCGTAAATCGCCCGGAACCGCACGCCGGCCTCGTATTGCGCATCGTCGATCCGGCCGCGCGCCCGCATCAGCTCCAGCGGATGCTCGGCCAGATTGACCCGCGCCCGGACCTTCAGGCCCGGCTGGTACGGGTCATCCACCGTCCGCTCGCCCTCGACCACCTTGCTGCGCCATGCCGGGGCTTTCGCCGCCGCCCGCCGCTTCGCCTGCCTGTTCGCCTTCGCCGCGCCCGTCATGCCGCGCCCTCCGCCTGGCCGTCGTCGTTGAGCTTTTTCGAGGGCGGCCATTCCTGCGGCACCCGCAGCGCCACCGCGCCGCCCTCCGCCATCGATTGCGCGCTGATCACGCCGCCTGGCCCCTCGCGCAGCCGGCTCATCCACGCGCCGAACTGCTGGGTTCCGCGCTCCACCAGCACCCAGCGGTTCGTATCCGCGTCCAGCCCGCGCCCCACCACGGGCCACTCATCGCGGGTCCGCAGCATCCGCGCCCCGGCATGGCGCTCGATCAGGTGCTCCGGAATGCCGAGCATGCCCCGGCAGCGGTAGTAGACCAGCCACGCCCGCCACTGCTCCGACCCCTCGCCTGCCAGAAACCCGTTGGCCGATGCGCCGGCCTCACCGGCCTTGCGCAGCTTCCGGGCCTCGGCCACGTCCAGCCAGACGCGCCGGGCGATCCAGTTGGCGATGTCGATCGGCATGGTGCGGCCAGCAGCCTTGCGGCTGTCGAGGTATTCGCCAACCGCCGCCAGCGCCGCCCGGCGATCCGATCGCGACAGCCTGCGCCACGCCTCCCGGGCCTGGCTGATCCGCATGTCGGCCGTCGCCCCGTACCGGGCCAGCAGATCCGCGAACGTTTCGTCGGCATGCTCCCGGTCGTCTTTCCGGCCAGCCTCTCTCTCGCCCGCGCCCCGCGCGGAGAGTGAGGGTTCCCTTTGGGTTCTTTTGGGTTCCAGACTCCCGCGCGCGTGGTGTCCCCTATTTTTGTCACCCATGTCCCCTATTTCTGTCGCAGATGTCACCTTTCTCCCGTCGTCAGACCCATCGCCGGAAATAGGGGACATTTCCGCCACCTGTTCATCGTAAGTATCTGATTTTGTTGACGCCGATTCTGCGATAGGTGACACCATGTCCCCTTTCATCGCAGACATGGATTCCGCGCCGATCAGCATGCGGTAGCAGCTGCGGCGGCGGTCGCCTTCCAGCCGGCCAACCTCGATCAGCCCGGCCTCGCGCAGGCCGGCGATGTAGCGCTTGACCTGCCGCTCATCGACACCGGCCTCATCCGCCAGCAGGGCGATCGACGGCCAGCAGGTATGGTCATCGTCATTGGCCCGGTCGGCCAACAACAGCAGCACAAGGCGGATGCCCGGCCCGTCCAGCTTGCGGGCCTGCGCCTTGGCCCAGGTCATTGCATTGATGCTCACGGCGATACCCATTCGACGCACAAAAGCGCCGGCAAAAATCCGCTTGGCGGACCCCGTTACAAATCAGATGGTTAGGTTCAGTTCAGGGGGAGATCAGCTGCCCGGCGGCCCTGTCGGCGGGCAGGTCAGGCGCGGCCGGTCATCCTGCTCCGGGTAGCGCAGCACGGAGGCCGCCAGCATCATGGCGCGCGCCGCAATGTGCAGCGCCTGCGCCTGGCCGCTTTCCGGGTCCGTATCCGCCCCGGCCCAGAAGGCCAGCAGATGCCGCTGCAACGAGGCGTAATCGGCGCTCCACGGGCGCGGCGCGTTGATGTCGCGGCCGGCGTGCTTGGCGGCGCTCGCCGCGAACAGCCCGGCCACGGCCAGCAGCACGTCTGGCGGCAACAGGTCGGTCGCCGGTTTCGGCGCGCCGGCGACAGCCTCGCCATATGCCCTGTCAGCCATGCCGGCCTCCCCTGCGCCATTCGGCCTGCGCCGTCAGCGCCGGCAAGCCCAGCCGCGCCCGCGTGGCGTTGCGCGCTGCATGAATCTGGTCGCGCAGGCCGCAGTTCTCCTTTGCGCACGCGCCCGGCGGCGTGGCGGCCGGCCATTTGCAGACCCAGCACACGTCATCTTCCTGCGCCGGGGCGGCGCTTTGTTTCAGGCGCGCCATCGCCCTACTCCTGCTCTGTCAGGTCAGCGCCGCCGCGCGCCTTGATCACGGCCATGTCCTGATGGAAGCGCTGGCCGCTGGAGATCATGTCGCCGATCGTGCGGGCGATGATTTCGGCTTCCGCAGGCGTCACGATCCGGTCGGCCAGCGCGTCGGAAACGGCGCTCTGCATGGCGGCGGATTTGGCGGTGACGCAGGCGAAATTGGCGAGGATTGACCGGCGCATGGCGTCGCCCGGGCTTTCCGGCGCGGCGACCGTGCGCCCGTTCAGCGCCGCCAGGGCGGACGTGACGGTGGGCAGGCCGCAATCCGCCTCCAGCACCACAACCGCCGGCAACGGAATGGTCGCGGTTTCGCCGGGGCACTGCCAGCGCGAGGCCTGCGTGTCGCTGTAGCCGGTGAGCTGGGCGCAGCGCTCGATGCCGCCGCACAGTCGGATCAGATCGCGCGTCGCGCCCTTGATGCGATGGCGGATGATGTCCGGGGTCAGGATGGTGGCGCTCATGCCGCCTCTCCCGCCCCGACCACGCCGAAATGCGCCAGTTCCGGCACGATACGGAGCAGTTCGTCGCTGGGGCGCACATGCGCGGCGATGACGCCGTCGCCCGCCTGCGAAAACGCGACCGTGCAAATCCCGTCGCGCGCCGCCAGTTGCTCGACGCCGAGCATCTGCATGGGCGAGAGCGACGAAAAATCGAACATGTGCAGCCAGTCCGGCCGCGGGAAGGTGATGGTCGCAGTCATGTGCGCCATGGCGGGCTCCAGCAGGAATGAGAAACGGGGGAATCCGGGCGCGCATCCCCGCTGCGCGGCGGGGTTGAGTGCGCGATAACCGGATGGGGGTGGGCAAAAAGGCCGGAGGCGGCGAAGCCTCCGGCCAGTTCAGCCAGGCCCGCGAGGGAGGCAGACGACGGGCCGGCGTTCGGAGCGGTGAGTGCTGGCAGACGAAATTTTGCGATGGTCATGCCGCGTCACCCCACCAGATGGCCGTTTGAGCGACGGAAGAAATCGCTTGGGGCTAACGGGATGCCGCGCGCGTTCGCGCCTTCGAGGAGCTTTTGTTGATGACGAGACGGGATCAGCCCATCAGCGCCACCGCGCTCCCGCGCATAAGTCCAGCGATATACCCGCGAAACATGGACGCCACAGATCTCTGCCACGACAGCATGGCCGCCACATTTCGCGATGATTGTTTCCGCCACTGTGCTCATGGTGACGGATATTGCGATTATCGCTCAATGATTGTCAACGCAGATATTGCGCAATACGCACACGACAAAGTTTGCGAAATCCGCGATAAGCAATGGATGGCAATCGCTTTTTCACCGGACTGGTTCTCTGAACAGTTTGCCCGCACCGGCAAAAGCCAGGCGGAGCTTTTCCACTTCCTATCGGGCCGGCTAGGCCTCGACCGGAGCCAAGTGAACAAATCGATCCTCGGCAAACGCAAAGTGCAGCCACCCGAAATGCCCTTGGTCTGGGAATTTTTCGGCCTGGACCCTGCCGACATGGCCACCGCGATGAGCGCCAGACACCTGCCTGGGAGCACGCCGGCTCCACAACCTTCACCCAACGCAACAAGGCCAGAGTTTCAGCCATTTGCGCCCGCGCCTCGCATCCCGGTATTCGGGCACGCCGCAGCAGGGGATGACGGCCGGTTCATCATGAACGGCCAGCGGATCGCAGATACGTTCTGCCCACCTGTCCTGTCTGGCGTCGAAGGCGCGTACGCCGTTTACGTTCATGGCGAATCTATGGAGCCGCGCTTCCGGGCCGGCGAGACGGTATGGATCAACCCACATCAGCCCGTGCGGCAGGGAGACGATGTCGTCGCCCAAATACTTGACGCTGATGAGGATGACGGCTCTCCGCCCAGCGCCTACGTGAAGCGGTTTGTTTCAAGGGGAAGCGAACTGGTATTGCACCAGTTCAATCCACCAGATGGCGAGACGTACGAACTACGCTTCCCAGAGCAAAGGGTAGTCTCTGTCCATCGCATCGTATTCGCCGGGATTGGATAACCACCCCCGCCTGATGTAACGCCGTCATTCGCGGAGAATGGGATCAAGGACCGCGCGGGTCAGGAGCCTATGGCGCTTGGCCTGATCTGTCACAGCCAGACGCAGTTAGCAGCGTCTGCAAATTCATTGGCGCGCACCCTTCAAAAGCTTTGCTGGCTGAGCGCCTGGACGCGTAGGCGCACATCGCCAGTCCGGCCGCACGATGATATTCCGCAGTGCCCCATGTGGGCCGCATTCGCGGCAAACGGCCCTCCGCGCCAGATCGCCAAATGTATGGACGCCACACTCCTGAAGCCGCTTGATTTCAGGCAGCCGCCATTCCCGTCTCCGCCCGCAGTCGTCGCACTCCACCACAATTCGTGATGCATCTGCGAGCAATCTCCGCGCCTCATGCGTCATCCCAGCCCCCGATGTTCTCTTTACGTTCTATTTACGTAGCGGCCATTCGCGCGCCTGTCGAATCGATTTTCGACCGAACGGGGAAATTCATAGCGCTCGAAATGTTGCGATAATCGCTTGACATAAATTGTGCGATATTCGCAATATGCCATCCGCAACAGGAGGCATACATGCGCCGCACCACCATCCCCCACCGCACAATCACCCACGACGGCCCCATCTGGCCGCGCCCGCGCCATCTGATGACTGACGCGGCTGAAATCCGCCGCCGCATGGCGCAGGAGGCCCGCGACGCCATGGACCGGGCCGGCGCCGACGCCGTCATCACCCGCAGCGACTTCCTGCAGCGCGGCTGGACGGAGGCGCAGGTCTCCGCCCACCTGCCCGCCGCAATCGACGTCGCCGCCACCGGCTCGCGAAGGGACGCGGCATGAGGCGCGGCAGGGCCAAAGCTGCGCAGGCGAAGCCAAGCCTACGCACCGGCTACTACTGGGCAAAATGGCAAACTGCAGTCGAGGGCACGCGGGATGCCAGCACGCTGACGCCATCCGACACATGGGAAATCGTCCAGCTCACCGATCTGGATGAAGACGCCGCCGTCGCCGTGGCGGGCGTTGAGAAGTGGCAACGCCGCGACTGCTTCATCTGGGGCCGTCGCGTCGCAGACCTGCACCCACCAGAGGGAGAGTGCGCATGATCCTCGCCATCCTCGCCCTCCGCGCGACCGCCTTCATCGGCCGCGCCGCCGCCGAACTGGCCGCCCTTGGCCTGTTTGTCGGAGCCATCGCGCTCTGGAGCGCCATCGCCGCCGGGGCGTGACATGCCCACGCCGGCGAACCTCGCAACCGCAATCGCCTGCGCCCTCGCCGTTTTCGCGCCGCTTGTGATCGCAAGCCAGATCGCGCAGCGGCTGCGGCGGCGGGCCAACCACGGGGCTGACCATGACCAATCATGAGCCAGGCATGGCTGACATCGCCGATTCCGGCGTCGCCGCCGACGAGCTGAAGCAATTCATCGAGCGCCTTGAGCGCCTCGAAGAGGAAAAGGCCGGCATCGCCGGCGACATCAAGGAAGTTTTCGCGGAACTGAAAGGGCGCGGCTTTGACGCCAGGGCCGTCCGCCAGATCCTGCGCATCCGCAAGAAAGACAGCGCCGAGCAGCAGGAAGAGGAAGCAATCCTCGAACTGTACCTGCAGGCGCTGGGCATGAGGTGACCGACATGAGCAAGCTCAGCGTCATAACCATCACCACCAGCCGTGGCGGCCGCGCGGAAATCGATATCGATAATCTCCGCCAGACCCTCATGGGCGTCATCGAAGACGCCGAGGGCATCGCTGACGATGCCGGGGATGACCAATCCGATAAAATCGTGGAGCTGGAAGGCCACATCGAAGAGCTGGAGGGCGACGGCAGTTTAATCGAGCACGCGGCCGCCGAAATCCGCTACGGCAATCTGGATGAGGCGCTGGTTTACATCGCCCGCGCCATCCCGGCCCTCGACGGCCTGCCCCACCTTGTCGCGAAGGAGCTTGCCCGCCGCGAGGCCAGGAGGGCTGAGGCATGAAGCTGATTGTGGAGCGCGACATGCTCGCGCAGACGATCAAATCCATTACCCGCGTCGCCGACCGGCGCGGCAACATCCCGATCCTGTCCAACGCGCTGCTGCGGGCCGAGGCGGAAATGCTCACGGTCACCGCCACCAATCTCGAAATGATGGCGAGCAACGCCATTTACGCCGACATCAGCACGCCGGGCGCAATTACCGTGCCGTTTCCGTTGCTGGAAAGGATCGTGAACCGCCTGCCCTCCGGCGCGCAGATCGGCATTGAATGCGACGGCGCGGCCATGACCCTGCGCGCCGGGCGCTCGCGCTCGACGCTGCAAACCCTTCCGGCCGCCGACTTCCCGGATTTTTCCGAAAGCGCCGATGGCCACAGCTTCACCCTGCCCGCCGCAACCGTTGAGCGGCTGGTCAACGCCACGCGCTTCGCCATCTCGACCGAAGAAACCCGCTACTACCTGTGCGGCATGTACCTGACGCCGCACGGGCGTGATGGCGAGCGCCGGCTATGCGCCGTTTCCACGGACGGCCACCGCCTCAGCCGCATATTCGCGCCGCTGCCGGAAGGCATGGAGCACATGCCCGGCGTCATCATCCCCACGGCGCTGGTCGATGAGATCGGCCGCATGGCGAAGGACACGCCGGGCGAAATGTCGTTTGACGTGTCGACGGCGGCCATCCGGGTGCGCAGCGGCAGCGCCGACCTGATCGGCAAGCTGGTCGACGGCACATATCCGGACTGGGAGCGCGCCATGCCATCCAGCCGGCCGAAACATGCCCGGCTCGATGTCGCCGAGCTGGCCTCAGCCGTCACCCGCGCCTCGGCCGTGCTCGACAGCAAGAGCGGGCCCTCCAGGCTGACGCTGGCGGAGGGCGAGATCACCGTCACCACGACCGGGGCCAATGGCGAGATCAACGAGACGGTCGACGCGGAATTCGACGGCGACCCGACCTCGATCATCTTTGCATCCGGCTACATCAGCACCGCGCTTGATGCGATCGGCAGCGGTGAGATCGTGCTGGGCGTGGATACCGGGATGGATCCCGCGCTCATCACCCGCCCCGACGATCCCGAACACGTCATCATCCTCATGCCGAGGCGCATGTGATGGGCGAAGACCCCGGAATTCTCGGCGTGATCGCCGGCTGCGCTTTCTGGAGCGCCGCCGCCATCGCCATCCCCGTCATCATCTGGAGGCTTATGCGATGAGCAAGCCCACTTATGACGTCGACAAGGTGAGCCCATGACCTGGAACGCCAGATGGATGGGCGAGGCCAGCAACATCGCTACGTGGTCAAAGGATCCGCGCACGAAGGTCGGGGCCGTCGCCGTCAAGGGGCGTCACCGCCTCATGGATGGCTACAACGGCATTCCGGCCGGCGTGGATGATGACCCATGCCGCATGGTCCCGGACGCAAAATACGACTGGACGCTACATGCAGAGGCCAACGTCGTCGCCAAGGCGGCCAGGCACGGCGTCTCACTGGATGGCGCAACGGTCTACGTCACCCACAAACCATGCTGCCAGTGCGCGGCCCTGATGATCAACGCCGGCGTGGCCCGCATCATCTACGGCGACGGCAGGACCAACATGCCGGATCATAAATTCGAGATAGCCGGGATCATGTGCAGCGAGGCCGGCGTGTCGCTGGACCGGGCTGAAGCAAAGCGCTCACCGGCGCCGATAAGGGCGTGAACCATGGCAAGCCAACCGCCCCTCTCAAAGGTACAGCGCATCGAGCGCGCCCTGGTGCTGGCGGCCTATATCGTCACGCGCCACGGCGAAAAATATGCGGGCTACATCGACCGCCTTGAGGCGGAGCTGGCCGAGGCGCGAAAGGTCGATCCCATGGCCCGGGCGCAGGCAATCCTCGACCGCTACACCCGCGCCGGCGGCGTCAATGCGATTCCCACGAGCCAGTCCCGCTTGCCCTCAAGTGACAGGCCGTCGCCATAGCGCGGCCTGGCCCGCTCATGCCCCATAAAGTCGGCGATGGCGTTCTCCGGCGCGGCCGCCGCCATCAGCCGGTCCTCAAAAGCATGCCGCAGCGAATAGAGGCTTGTCCCGTCCGGGCGCAGATTGAGCGTGTCCAGCGTCTTGTTGACCGCCGCCGACAGGGAGTTGCCCTTGTCCCAATAGCGCGGGAATCCGTCCGGCTGCTCCTGCATGGCCATCAACGAAACGCCAACCAGCGGGATCTTGCGCGCTGACGACAGGGTTTTGATCTCCCGGCCGTCAGGCTTGACCTCAATATAGGGGACGGGGCCTGACAAATGGATATGATCGCGCTTGAGCCCGCAGGCCTCTGATGGCCGAAGCCCTGTCTCAATCATCAGATAGAGAATGCGCCTTGCCTGCTCATTGAGGGTGTCGAGCGCGCCCGTCGCCAGCAACCTGTCCTGGATGAAATCGGGCGTGTAAGCCGGCCGCTTGTTGTACCGGGCGGCAGCCACCCGCATCCTGGCGAACACATCTGGCAGGCCCAGCCGGCGATCATCGACGGTCGCCCGGAACATCGCCGCGACGCGGCCGATGGCCTTGTTGGCCGTATCGGCGCTGATCTCCCCGCTGGCGACGCGCGTGCGCAGCGCATCCCGGTACGTGGCGATATGGTCCGCCGTCAGGTCGGCCAGCTGGCGATCCCCGCCCGTGCCGACGATAAAATTGTCCAGCGCCGTCTGCCTGTTGATCTCCCAGCGGTCCATTTGCGCTGCTGATTTGCCTGCGAGGTCAACGGCGATGATGCGTTTGTATTCGGTCAGCAGATCGCTGAGGCGCAGCCCCGGCGGCTCAGCCCCGCCCAACACGGCCGTGACTGTCCGGCTGACGTCAGCCCGCTTGCTGGCGGCGAGAAACTCAAAACGCCGGAGCATGTCCTCAATGTCGAGTGAAATGGGGGCGCCGGAGGCGGGGGCATAGGCGAAGCCATATCGCCGCGCATCGGCGACAGCGCGATCAAACCTCTCCAGCGCATCGCTGACCTTGCCCGAGGACAAATCGCGCCAATACGTGTGCAGGACTTCATCGAGCCGCTGCACTTCCCGCGCCGCGCGAATGCCGCGCGGATCATCAGTCACCCTGATGCCGGTGCTGAGCTGTATGAGGCTGCGATTATCGAGATGTGCGTATTCTGCCGGTACGCGCCGGATGAGATACCAATAGCCCTTGCGCTTGTTGGGGCGCGCTGCGAGCGGGCGCGGCGGCAT